CCATAACTAATCCTACTTGTGAAGCAACTTGTTGTCTCTCCAATGTAGTTTCAGCTAATACTATTCCACCTTTAGTTTTTTCTTCCATTTTAAAAGGTAAAACTAAAAGTCTCCAACCTGTTGGTTTTGGTAATTTTGGTTCTTCTGTTTTTGAAGGCTTTACACCTACAAGTTTATTGTTTGGTGTTAATATTGATGACTGTTCCTTTTTCATTTTGCTCCTTATCTTCTAGCAGGTTAGAGAGTTCCTGTTTAGTGGCTTCTAAGCCATTGATTTGACCTATTATATACTTATAATTTTCCATACTGTCAACACCACCAGAGGTAATAGTTACCGACAGTGCTTCTAATCTAGTATTTATAAATTTAATTAGTCTTGTTATGACGTTTTCTAATTGCATCTTTACCTTTCTTTGCGATTGAAGCAACTTGACTTTTACCCATCACTTTAGCCCTTTGCTCCATAACAGTTAATATTTGTATTTTTCTAGCAAACGGTTTGTTAACACGTTTAACTTTTGCAACAGTTGCTCTCGCATCTGATGGTGTTGCAAATTTTATACGGACGGTATCTCTAGGATTTTCGTCCGTATAAAGTCTTCTACCGGAACCTTTAGGTTTTTTACCCGTACCTTTTTTTGGATCCGCCACGTTTCATTTCCTTTATATGTTTCTCTATAACTTTACTTTGTTTCTTATGTAAAGCAGAGGCTTTCTTTAAAGCTTTGGCAACTTTTTTAATTTTTTTTACCATTACTTTTTCTTTTTCTTTTTCTTTTTTTTCATTAAGAATGCTTTTAAACCTGGGTTTAATTTAGCCATACCGCCTTTTTTCATCATAGGTTTTTTCATCATTCCGCCACCCATCATAGGTTTTTTCATTGTTCCTGGCATTATTTTCTCCTTTTATTTGATTTAATGATCACTAACATTTCCATCTTCTACGAGCTTGTCTTAGTCTAGAATTAGGATCTCTCGCAGCTTTAGGAAACTTTTTCATTTGACCTGCACTTCTTGCACAGAATGATTTACGTCTTTTAGCAGCTTTAGATCCTGGTTTGACTTTGCCAGTGACCGCTGTTTTTAGTTTTGAACCGGGATTTTCTCTTCTATATCGGGCGACCCCAGCCTTAGTCATCCCTGCTCCAGACTTTGTAGATCTGAAATACTTTTTAGTTTTTGGAGGTTGTTTATCTTGTCTTCTCATTACATCATTCCCATTCTTTTAGCCATAAATCCACCACCCATAGCCTTTTTTCTTTTTGTAAATGTAGGAACGTTTGTAGGTTTTCCACCTACACCTTGTGCTTTACTTCTTTTTCTCGCAACCGCAGAACGCCTTTGCGATTCTGTCATT